ATAGGAGATTACTTCACTAGGGGTATACTTAGAGTGTATATCTCCATTAGTTAATAGTACTAACCCATCCCCTATTGCTTTATACTTATCAATATACATATAGTATATATTACCCCCGGAAGACCTATAGTCTTATTATACAGGTATCTGGGGGTTTTGTCAAGTACTTTATTTAGTATACTTTAAGTTAAATTGTCTTTCTACCACTTACCGTCTTACGTTCAGCAGCTTCTTTGATTTCTTCTACTGAGGCCATTAAGGTTTAGTTGGCCATGTGATGTTATCTGGAAAGCCAACCTGATCAGTAATGTCTCGCAAAGCCTGACGGTAAACTGTCATCTCTGTAGACATAGTTACGTCACTGTTAGCTGTCCAATCGGTTTCTTCTAAAAACATGGCCCGATCAGATCGTGCCTCTTGCTCAGAGGTAGGCGTAGAAGGCTCGTTGGCTTCGATTTCTATAATAGCTTGTTCGTGTGCTGCTACGCAATCCGATGCCCATGCTGGGAGGGTTGACAAAGAATCTTGGGTTTCGTCGGTTTTTTCAACACTGCCACTCTGCTCTGCCCACTGTAGTGCATGTACTTCACTTGGGACCGATGACGGAAAACTATCCTTTAAGGCAACAGCAGTTCCGTCTACGATTACAGTTTTATCTATGGGTACGATTGTAAGTTTCATTGGTTAATCTCCTTTAACGGTTCTGACTGCGAAACTCTTTTAACACCCTGTCTAGCCGTTACTATCTCGTTTCTAAGGCTTTCAACCGCAGCACCTGTATGACGTTGCATTTGGGAGTTTTCGATTGCCAAGATAGGTTGCCAAGCCATAGCACAACCCCATTCATCTACCTCTTCTCCAGTATTCGGGTTGTTACCTCTAAGCTGAATAAACCAAGCACAATCCAACTGACGACACTTCTCAAAGTTGTTGAGTGGGCAGAGGTCTTTACTTTCCATCTTCATGCTTAGTCCTTACTTGCTATAATAATATCTACGTACTGGACAGCCATATCAAGTGTGTGGTTGTGAGCGCCGCCTGAGAAGCTGTGGTTGTGAGAGCCACCTCCACCCTGACTAACCGTACCCATTGCTACGGCATAGGTGTGGAGACCAGAACGACCCACGTTGTAGTTTTGTGGGGCTGATCCCACGTCATAACCCCGTGTTGTTGGCCTAGCAAAGTCGTGACTGTGTGATGGGATTTGGGCTAGACTCAAGGTTGTATCGTTGACTGTACCACTTGTTGCAACACTGTTAGTACTACGGTTAGAAAACGCAGTCGTAAAGTTAACGGAACCGCCTGACGTTGCTGAACCACTTACAACTCTAAGTGCTTTATTGTTGTGTGAGGTAAGTTTTGTCCAACCAGTAGGGGCAGAAGTTTGATTAAAAAGCATTTTAGTTCCCGAAGGGAATGCCTGAGGTATTGCAGGTGTACCTGACAAGGAAGAGTAAGCACCTGTCGTTGCGACTGTTGCTAGTGAAGGCGTACCTGACAAGGCAGAGTAAGCACCTGTCGTTGCAACCGTAGCTAGTGTGCTTGGATCGAATGGTGCTGGTTGATTTGATAGGTCGTTAAAGGAACCTGATACTGCGACATCTGCCAAAGTAGCAGGGTCGAAGGGTGCAGGTTTGTTTTCTAGTTCGTTAAAGTTTCCTGTTGATGCAACGGTATGTAGTCCCGTAACCTCAGAGGCTGCGACCACACCGTCATCAAACGTACCGCCTGAGATAAGGTCGGCTATCTTCCTGTTCTTTGATCTACTCATGCTGAAGGCTCCTGTGGCCAAGTGATGTTAGTTGGAAAACCAGCTTGGTCCGTGATGTCACGTAGTGCCTGACGATAAGCAGTTTGCTCTGCTGTCATCGTGCGGTCTGATAAGGCCCATACGTCTGTTTCTGCCATGAGGTTTTCACGAATAAAACGTACATCGTGGGCTTCTGCCTCTGGGGACACATACTGCATTGCTGCTAGTTCTTCATCCGTAATAGTCTGCTCGACCCCATTTATACTCATGATTGGCATTAGGCTACTCCATAGCTTGTGTAAGTAATTCCAGAATTAAAGGTTGGCGTAGCCCCACCAAATGTAAACACAAGGCTATGGTTTCTCTCGACAAAGCGCATCTTAGTAAAGGTTTGAAAGCTTTGATGGTAGTCAGGGTAGCCTGTGTTGGATTGTCTTTCTGTCCTACCGTAATGTATGTAGAGCATTGTCTGTAGTGATGAACTGTATGCGTCTACTACCCGAACAGTTAGGTGAGTATCCCAAGTTCCACCTGATGTTGCTACGTTAAAACCATTGTACCCTGTCATTCTGTCACTGTGTGCCGACGAACCAGACTGAATACTGTTGAAATACTCGTAACTACCAGTGATTACATTATTAGACGGGTCTGTAATTCTACCGACGAGCACGGTGGCTGCACTTGCGTGTATATTGTTAAAGTAGAATGTTTGCGTTTTATAATCACCAAGAGGTATCTTAACTAGGTTGCCCGTACCAAAAGCTGCATCCTGTGCAACGACAGTCGTCAAGCCACCAACACCAGCAGCACCAATAGCAGTCGCCGTAGTCGCATCAACAGACGCAATGTTAGTCAAAGCCCTGCTGTCGTTAATAACGGTTGTACCGTTTACTTTAATAGCCATCTTCGTGTTCCTTCACTATTAGCTGTTAAGTTGTGCTTTAAGTTCATCAATCTGAACCTGTTGTTCTTTGATTGCTTCGATGAGGACAGCCACCATGTTGCCGTACTTCACGGACTTGATGCCTTCGTCATTCGTGCTGACTACATCAGGCAGTACAGCTTCTACTTCTTGGGCGATTACGCCGACCTCTGAGCCACCGCTTTCAATCCAATCATATGACACACCACGAAGGGACTTAACTGCATCCAGTGAGCCTGTCAGTGTCTCTACGTTAGTCTTGAGTGTGGCGTCTGAGGTGGTGTTGAAGTTAGCTGCGTTTACTGTTCCTGAGAAGTGGCCGTCTTTCCAACGGTAATTAGAAACGCCTAAATCTTTAGAATTATCTGTTGTTGCGAAGAAGTTTGAACCACCCCAAGCGTACACAGAACTACCGCCCCTATACAAATAGCCATCACCGCCTTCAGAGTTGATGTACGTTCTGTTACCAGAAACAACTCCGATACTACCAGAAGTGGAGCCGTCTTTACGGAACAAAGCAATGTCACCGTCACTATCTTCACGATTAAGTATTTGAGCAATACCAGAACGAGTAGCTGTTAATAGACCACTAGCCTGTAGCTCAATACCGTTAGTACCATTATAGGTGTCAGCAGAAGTCTTACCCACAAGCAGGTTGCCTGATGCGTCGATGCGCATACGTTCTGAGCCGTTATTAACAATTTTAACAACACCAGCACCATCAGGGCCAATGTTAATTGTTCCTGCACCTGCGTGGTAAAGCCAAGTCTCATTTGCACCGACACCTGCGTAAGAATAGGCACTACCTGTACGCATAAAGCGAGAATTAGAAGATGCGGCCGTGTCTTCTAAGCGTATCTCTACAGCACCGCCAGAAGCCGCTGCGCCAGATGCGTGAATCAATGAACTAGGCGCTGCTGTCCCAATGCCTAACGATTCAGCACTCGCATCCCAGAAGAGTTTTGCTGTCGTGCCTGTGTCCTCGTAGAAGCTGATGTCGCCTGAATCACGGCCAATAGATAATGACTTGTTAGTAGAGCCAGCGGTTTTGCCACCAATAACAACTTCACTAGAAGCATCATAAAAACTAAAATGTGCGCCGTAACCAGACGCAGAAGGGTCTTCTATCTCCAAGCCCCCTATGCCACCAATAGACAGCCCATCCACAGTCAGCCCATCAGCCGTCACTGTGCCTTGGACATCCAGATTACCCGTCATGGTATCGCCAGCTACTTGCACATAACGTGCATCTGACTGTGCTTCAGTGTAGTGATCTGCAAGTACGAATGTACCGTAAGCTACGAGGTCTACGATGTCACTTACCACAGCACCTGATGTAAGCGTTACACTTGTACCGTTAGTAGCAGTGAAGTCAGCAGGTGCTAGTTTAATACCGTTCAAGTATACATCAATGTAACCTGTATCGTATGTAGCAGCAAAGACTGTCTGACCTGCTGTTGCAGTATAAGTCTGACGATCAGATGTGCCGTTCACCGATGAACCAGCAGCTTGCCAGCCAGCACCACTAGAGACATACATGATGTTAGATGTG